GGAGCGGACCGTGACCCGCGGCGTCGCCGTGCGCGTCTCGCTGCTCGGCCTGCGCGCCAACGCGGATCTTGGCGGGCCGGAGTTCCCGATCGAGCTGCGCCTCGCGGCGTTCGCCCTGGCGACGCAGGGCGACGCCGCGGCCCGCGCCGCCCTCTGCGCGACCGTCGCGCAGGTCATCGTCACGTCCGTGCAGGCCTTCCGCTTCGCCGACCCGGACCTCGGCCCGGCGCGGGTGACGGAGGCGGTCAACCTCTACGGCGGCTCCGCCCGCTCCGGCGCCGCGCTGTGGGGCGTGAGCTGGACGCAGCCGGCGCAGCTGAGCCGGCGCGCGTCGGTCGAGCCGGTCTACCTGCGCCGCATCTTCGGGGCGTTCGCCCCGGACTTCGCGCCGGAGCTGGCGGCGGAGGTTCCCGAATGATCGACCCCTCGCGCCAGATCGCGGAGCTGGGCCGCCGCCTCGACAACCTGATCGCGCTCGGCGTGGTGGCCGAGGTCGACGCGGGCGCCGCACGGGCGCGGGCGCGCGTCGGGGCGCGCACCTCCGCGTGGCTGCCGTGGCTGACCCGGCGCGCCGGCGACGCCGCCGACTGGTGGGCGCCCTCCGCGGGGGAGCAGGTGCTGGTGCTGTCGCCCGGCGGCGATCCGGAGCTGGGCGTGATCCTGCCCGCGATCTACGCCGACGCGCGCCCCGCGCCCTCCGCCGACCCGGCGCGGCAGGTGATCGCGCTGCCCGCCGGCGGCGCGCTGGAGATCCGGTGCGCGGGCGTGACGCTGGTCCTCGACGCGTCCGGCCTGTCGCTGGCCGGGTCGATGACGGCGACGGGGGAGGTGACGGCGTCCGGCATCCCCCTTTCCACGCACCTGCACGGCGGCGTCACGCCCGGCCTGCAGGAGACCGACGAGCCCACCGCCGGAGGAGGCATCCTGTGACCGAGCCCAAGACCCGCACCTACATCGTGACCGTCGCCGGCTGGATCGCCGGCCAGCGCCGCGCCGTCGGCGAGCAGGTGGAGCTGAGCGCCGCGACCGCCCGCTACGTGCGCGGCGTCGAGCTCAAGGCCGCCCCCGCCCGCGCCCGCCGCGCCGCGCAGGCCGGGGACTGAGATGATCGGCATGGACGCCGCGACGGGGCGGACGATCGAGGGCGACGCGCACCTGGCGCAGTCGATCCGCGACATCCTCGCCACGCCCATCGGCTCGCGCGTCATGCGCCGCGACTACGGCTCCCGCCTGCCCGACCTGATCGACGCGCCGATCACGGGCGAGACCATCGCCCTTGTCTACGCGGCGACCGCGGAGGCGCTGGCGCGCTGGGAGCCGCGGCTGACGCTGCTGAGCATGGCGCTGGAGGACGTCGCCGCCGGCGCGCTGACGATGCGCGTCACCGGCCTGCGCGACGGGCGGGCGCTGGAGACCGGCGTGCGCATCGTCGGGTCCGCCGGATGAGCGCGTTCTCGGCCATTGACCTCGCCCGCCTGCCGGCCCCGGACCTGGTGGAGACGCTGGACTACGAGGCGATCTTCGCCGCCGCGCGCAGCGACCTCGCCGCGCAGTGGCCCGAGTTCGACGCGCTGGTCGAAAGCGAGCCCGCCGTGAAGGTCCTGCAGGCGTTCGCGTACCGGGAACTGCTGCTGCGCCAGCGGATCAACGACGCCGCGCGCCAGACGATGCTCGCGTTCGCGACCGGCGGCAACCTCGACCACATCGCGGCCCTCTTCGGCGTCGCGCGCCTCGTGGCGACGCCGGCGGACCCGGACGCCGTCCCGCCCGTCGCGGCGGTGATGGAGGACGACGCCCGCCTGCGCGCCCGCGTGCAGCTCGCGCCGGAGGCCGCCACCGGCGCCGGCACCGCCGGGAGCTACGCCGCCCACGCCTACGCCGCGGACGTGCGCGTCGCCGACGTCTCCGTCACCTCGCCGTATCCCGGCAAGGTCGACGTGCACCTGATCAGCACCGAGGGCGACGGCGTCGCGCCGGCCGAGCTGGTCGACCTGGTCTGGACGCGCCTGCGCTCGGACGAGGTCCGCGCGCTCTGCGACACCGTCTCCGTGTTCCCGGCGGTGGTCGTGCCCTACGCCGTGGAGGCCCGCCTGCAGATGCGCGAGGGCGCCGGCGCGGAGGCCGCGCTCGCCGCCGCCGCCGACGCGCTGGAGGCGTGGACCGCCGCGCAGTTCCGGATCGGGCGCGGCGTCGCGCGCTCCGGCCTCTACGCGGCGCTGCACGTGGAGGGGGTGGCGCGCGTGATCCTCGACGCGCCGGTCGCCGACGTCGCCGTCGGCCCCGCCGAGGTGGCGCGCCCGACGGCGCTGAGCGTGGGGCTGGCCGATGCCTGAGCTGCTCGCCCCCACCGCCTCGCGCATCGAGCGCGCGTTCGACGCCGCCGCCGCCGCGCGCCTCGACCTCGCCCTGCCGATGATCGACCGGCTGCGCCCGGACGCCGCGTCGCCGCTGGCGCTGGAGGCGCTGGCTTGGGCCGTCTCCGTCGACCTGTGGGATCCGGCATGGCCGGAGGACGCCCGCCGCGCCGCGGCGCGCGAGAGCATCGAGATCCACCGCCGCAAGGGGACGCCCGGCGCGGTCAAGCGGCTGATGGCTGCGATCGGGTTTCCCGTGCTGGCGATCATCGAAGGCGCCGAGCCGATCTATCACGACGGCGAGCACCTGCACGACGGCTCGCAGGCCTATGCCCCGCCGCTCGACGCCGACGCGCCGCCGCTGATCTTCTTCGACGGCGCGCACGATCACGACGGCGGGTCCGCATACGGCCGGCCGCTCTACTGGGCGACCTACCGCATCGTCATCGACCGCCCGATGACGCTGGCGCAGGCCGCCCGCGCGCGCGCCCTGCTCGCCTCCGTCGCCCCCGCCCGCTGCCACCTCGTGGAACTCCGCTTCGAGGAGGTGGCATTCATCCACGACGGCACGCTCACCCATGGCGGCGCCGTATCTCATGGAGCCGCCTGATGGCATTTCTGCCGGAAACCGCCGACTGGACGTCCGTCACCCAGATCGAGACCAACGAGCCGGTAATCGGCGGCCCGGACGGGGTCAGCAATCGCGCGCTCAAGGAGCTGACGCGCCGCACGGCGTTTCTGAAAGCGCTGGCCGAGGCGCTGGGCGTGGACGTGGCCACGCTGCAGACCGAGGTCGCGGCGCTGGAGACGGCGACGACGCCCGCCCAGCTGCTGGAGCTGATCAAGACGGTGGACGGGACCGGCTCCGGGCTCGACGCCGACAAGGTCCGCGGCATGAACGCCAACTTCAGCTCCGTCAAGTTCGCCCAGGGCTACCAGGTCATGCCGTCCGGCGTGATATTCCAGTGGGGCTCGGCGAGCACCTCCACCGGGTCGGAGCCCGGCGTCGTGACGGTCGTGTTCCCGACCGCCTTCCCAACCGTCCTCGACTGCCTCGTGCTGTCCGACCGCGCCGACGGGACCGGCGGCATCTCCGGCGTCGAGCACCTGCTTTGGGCCGGGGGCGCCAACGCCACGAACTTCCAGGCCGTGGCGACGACGCTCGACACGGTCGCGCGTCGAAACACGGTCTTCAGCTTCTTCGCTATCGGCCATTGAGGGGCATGTGATGGGCATTTTCTACGACGCCGCCAGACACGGCTTCTACGACCCCGCCATCGCTCCGGCCCCCGCGGGCGCGGTGGAGATCACCGCCGAGGCGCACGCATCGCTGCTCGCCGCGCAGGCCAGCGGCATGCGCATCGTGGCCGACGCGGACGGCCGCCCGCGCGCCGTGGCGCCCCCGCCGCCGTCGCTCGCCACGCTCAAGGCCGAGGCCGTGGCGGAGCTGGCGCGGATCTCCGCCCAGATGGCCGCGCCGTTCACGGCGGGCATCGACGTGGCCGAAATGGCCGCGTGGCCGATCAAGGAGGCCGCCGCGCGCGCCGTCATCGCGGGGGCCGCGGACGCCGCGCAGACCGCCATGGTCGCCGACGAGGCCGCGCTGACCGGCGAGACCGCCGCCGCCCTGGCGGCCCTGATCGTCGAGCGCGCCGACGCGATGCGCAGCGCCGTCGCCCGCCTGAGCGGGGAGCGGCGACGCGTCTCCGCGCTGATCGCCGCCGCCGCCGACGCGACCGAAGTCGAGGCTGCCATGACCGAGGCCGGCCTCGCGCGCGACGCCTTCCTCGCCGCCCTCACCGCAGGAGCCTGAGCCCATGCCCGCCAACTTCCTCCACGGCATCGAGACGATCGAGGTCACGACCGGCGCCCGGCCGGTGCAGACCGTCCGCAGCTCCATCGTCGGCCTCGTGGGCACGGCGGAGGACGCGGACGCGGCGGCGTTCCCTCTCGACACGCCGGTGCTGATCACCGGCCCGACGCAGGCCGCCGCCCTCGGCGCGGGCGGCACGCTGCGCGACGCCTACGACGCGGTCTGGCGGCAGGGCGCCGCCGTCGCCGTGGTCGTGCGGGTCGCGGAGGGGGTGGACGAGGCCGCGACGCTGGCCAACGTCGCCGGGTCCGTCTCCGCCCAGACCGGGGCGTTCGCGCTGGAACTGGCGGGCTCCGTGGTGCAGCAGACGCCGCGGATCCTCGCCGCGCCCGGCTGGACCGGCCAGCGCCCGTCCGCCGCGGCCAACCCGGTCGTCGCGTCCATGCTGTCCATCGCCGGCCGGATGCGCGCCGTGATCGTCGCCGACGGGCCCGGCACGAACGAAGCGGACGCGCTGACCTACGCCGGCGACTACGGCTCGGACCGCGTCTACATCGTCGATCCCGGCGTGCTCGTCTTCGACCCCGTGACGAGCGCCCCGGCGGAGCGGCCGGCCTCCGGCTACGCCGCCGGCGCCATCGCGGCG